CTCCACCCGCTACTGCGCCAACACCTTTGGCTAGTGTACCAACACCTTTGCCTACTGCTGATCCAATTTTGTTTAATAGTGGACCTTCTTGTAGCTCTACTTGTTGACTTTCAGTTAATAATTCGTTGATTCTCATGTTAAACGGTTCCTAATTGTTTGGTTACATACTGTAGCATTCTGGTCTTATCTTTCTTATTTAACGATAAAATAGCTTTCTCAACTGCTTTATAATCTACTTTAGCTGCTGCTGGCTGAGCTCCTTGTTCAGCACCTTGAGCTCCTTGTTCAGCACCTTGAGCTGCCTGCCCGGCTGCGGGCAATTTTAAATCTGCAAACACCTTGTCGACAACACCTTTGTCAACACCTTGATCCTGTAAGAATTTTGCCACTTGATCAGAATCCATTGGCGATCCTGCTTTTTGCCAGGCTGAGTTTAATTTGTCTGCTGTAACTTTGGTTGTCAGGTTCTTAGCCTTGGTCTTAATCCAATCCATCGGCCCTTCTACTAGACGTCCTTCGGCAAGATAATGATCATTCTTGGCTGTTATTCTCTTGAACAACATATAGATCTGTCCTTCTGACAGTTTCTTACCACCAGGCACATAGCTCATAGCTAATCTAGACGATGTTCCGGCTGGTACTTGATTTGGTGCAGGTCCTCTTGGACCCTGTTGTTTGGCTAGGTCGTAAGCGGCCTGAACTTTTGGATCAACAGGATTGCCGTTGGCCTGTGCCATATCCACCGCAGCCATTTGTCTAGCAGTCAATGGTTCTCCATCTCGTACATAGTCACCACCAACTTTAATACCTTGACCTTGTGTAACTGTTCTAGTTCCACCGCCTGGTAGTTCTGATGTAGTTGTTGTAGCACCTGGAGGCATATCAGTATCTCTAGCAACGCTACCGCCACCACTGAATGCCTTAGGAGCGCCTGGAGCAAATCCTGGATTAACCTTTTCTAAGGCAGCATACATATCCCCAGGACGCACACCCGGAGGAGCCTGAATAGTTGCAGCTACTTCTCCCGTGGCTTTGTCCATAACAACAAGACCGCTTTCTCCTTGTTGAACTGTGTACTTGTCAGGATTTAATTTAGATAGTGTGTCTTGTTGTTGTGCAGTTAATTTTTTCAATGCAGGGTCTGCTGCAAACTCTCCTCCTGCTGTCTGAGCGGCATCTGCACTTTTGCCTTTGACAGCACCTGCTACAGCATCCACTGCGCCAGAGGCAAAGTTTGCAGCCATCTGACCAACTACAGCACCAGCAGCGCCTGCTAGTGCAGGTTTAATTGCGCCTTTAAATGCTTCTTTCCAACCTTTGCCCTGTAGCTTTGCCGATGCTATAGCAACACCGCCTGCAACAATAGCACCAGTTATGGCCACTGCGGCTGTGCCGCCGCCGGGAAAAAATGTAGCAATCAGCGGACCCGCTTTGCTCATTAGTCCACCTAGGACACCACCAACTAGACTCAGAACGATGCCCTGTGCTGCGGGATTTTGAACTGCTGCTGATACTATTTTCATTAGACCGCTCTTAGTATCTGCTGGAACGTCTAATTGCTGTACGGCCGCAGATGCTTTTTGTTCAAACTGAGGATCTGGTTGTGCCTGAGGATTGGGTTCAGGCAATGACTTTTCTAGCTTGCCTAAAAATGAATCAGGAATAATCTTATCTACAATCTTGCCCAGAGCCGTATTGTTTTCTCCACTGGCGCCAGCTTCTTTTTCAGCAGCCGCAAAGATCTGAGATATTTGATCCTGTGTCAGTGCTGCTTCAGATAGATATTTCTGCCAAGGTTTGAAGAATTCTTCGTCAATACGATCCCAATGTTGTGTGTATAAGGGATCTCTTCGAAGATCTTCGCTAAGGTAATGTTTAATAGTTGTATTGTCTAAATCGTTCAGTCTCATAGGGCATTCTCGAATGATATATTATTTATTTTAATAACGAGCTAACGCTCGTTTGCGTTTTCGCTTGCGCTCAACGCACTTTGTTTTCTTTTAATTATATCGAAGTTGTGCGAGATGATATATTTGCGCGAAGCGCAATTTAAATATTATCCAGATCTTAATGGTCACACTAAGCCCGTTTCCGGGCAAAGATAACATTATCCGAGTCTGGCAAGTCACACAGCGTTATGGCAGTTACAGAGGCGGTTGTCCGGTACCTCGAGCCACGTCTTATTACAACGGCGGTTAGTAAATGTACGCTATCACACCTACTAACGTGCAGGATCTCCCTGCTCATTTCGCCTTTTATTTCCTTTTCAAACAGCAAAATCGCAGGGCTTAGGTAGCGATCTTCATCCAAATGGGTAGTTGCTGAGTACCACTGCGGCGTGGAATTCCGTCCCTGTGTACACCTATGACCAGGTTTAGAGCGCACGAACTTAGGCCTGCGCGAGCCAAAAAACCGCTTTTATTTTGCCTTTTTATGTTCTTCTAGACGCTGTCTAAGTATGTTTGATCCGCCAACTCTGACGTTTATAATGCCATTATAATAGTCATCTGTTTCTAAAACTCTGCGTTCAAACTGTTCTCTTGCTTCTAGATACGACATTTCTGCCTTGGATTTGCAAAGATAAAGTATTTCTCTTGTGAAATTTCCGGGACCTAATGCTTGGACGTCTGCGTTTAACCTATCAGATGATCCCCAGTAGTCGCGCCAATCGCTTTCAACTACAGACCTTCTTTTAAGTTTTTTGCCTTTGAGAGGTGGTTTCGTGCGTTTAAACTGTGCTAGTTTCTTGCCTATGTACTTTTGCCCGGTAGTTAGATTCGTGATGAGATAAACAAAGCCAATATAGCCTTCTGGAATTTCTTCAACTATTTGATTTTGATACGTCCATTGCACTCACTTAGTTAGCTTGGGGGGTCTGCCTAATACGCCTTTTCTGGCTTTTTTTCGTGCCTGTCGTTTTTCTTGTATTTCTACTCGCCTTTTACTTGCTTCGTTTCTAATTTCTGATAGCCAATACCGTGCCTTAATGCCTGCTTCGTCTGAGCCTTTGTATTCAAAGCGATCCTGATATTTGAAATATTGCTGAAACGCTTCTATCATCTTATCATGACTGTCTGTTGCCATTAGTTCATAATCTCAATATCTGTAGAGTATGAAGTAAATCCATTCTCTTTAATAACTTTTAATACGTGATTTACACGACTGGTTAGATCGTCTCTGTGCGAAATCAAGAATACATTCTTGTCACGCTCTCGAGTCATACGCTTTAGAACAGCAATACTTGACTCCACACCAGACGCATCCATACCAGAGTCTACTAACTCGTCAATAAACAACAAGTTAATACTTTGATATAAGTTTTCCCACACATCTCGGAACGCCCACGATAATGACAGGATTAATCTGTTACGTTCACCTCGTGATAAGTTATCAAAGTCGAGGTCTTGACCTAATTGAGTGATGATAACTGATAAATCATTTTGGAATTCAACAGTATGCGGTAATCCAATCTTATCAAGATAGTAGGTTAAGCGTTGATTTAAGAAAGCTAGGTTCTGATCGATGATGCGTTTACGAACAAAACTGTCTTTGTTAGTTAACAGTTTATGTAAGAACTCTTGATGATCTTTAATTTTTACTAGTTCGTTGACAGCATCCCAGTTAATTTCCTGAACTGCGGTATTCTTAAGTTCTAATATTTGTTCGTCGTAGGGATTTTCTTCAGCATCTTTGATTGTAACGTCGCGCTCTAATCCATCTAAAGTATTTTTATGATTAAGAGCTTGTTCTAAACTGTCATAGGTAACAGTTGGACAATCACCTTGCTCACCTAAAAGCGACATAGCTTCGTTAAGTGTCGCCAGTTCTTCAAGATGTTCGTTAATAGCACCCTTGCTTTCTTCAACCTGCTGAGCTTTAGCACCTAACATTTCATCGTGTTTACTGTCGTGTACTTCTTGTCCACAAGCGTGACACTTATGATCAGCTAGACTTACTAATTCTTTTTCTAATTTAGATAATACTTTCTGTTCTTTTTCTAATGCTGCTGTTTGTTTTGCGATTAAAGAAGTAAGATTGTCTCGTTCTTTTTTAGTTTTAGTCCATTCGATTAAAGAACGCTGATTAGCTATCTCTTCTTCAATGTCAATTTGCATCAAGCGATCAATACTCTTGAGCAAATTTTCCATAGCAGTTTCTTTATTGTCTGCCCATAGCTTTTGTTTACGCTCTAGAGATTCAATACTCTGCTGAATGCGCTCGTTGCTGGCTTTGATAGTTTCGATTCTAGTATTTTCTGTAGCAATAGCATCTTTAGATGCTTTGATAGCTTCTTTAAGTGCTTCTGCTTTTTCAGAAAGTATAGTAATACCCAACAACTGTTCAATGATAGCACGTTGATCGGCAGCTTTCATTGATAAGAAAGGTTCTGTATAAGTGTTTAGAGCAACAAGATGTTTAAACATTTCGTGACTCATACCAAATACTTCTTCAATTGCTTTTTGAGTTTCCCGGCTATCGCCTTGACTTTCGTCTAAATCCTTAAGTTCTTGTTCTTGACCGTTAATACTAAACTTTAATAGATTAGGTTTGCGTCCACGTTCAATGTGGAATTCCTGCCCATCTTTGTCAAAAGTAACAGTAACTAACATTCCTTTACTGTTAATTTTGTTAATCAAGTTATCACGCTTGATATTAGTTAGGGCTTGACCGTAGATAGCATAGCTTAGTCCATTGATGATTGTTGTTTTGCCCGTACCGTTGCGAGCCCCAGAATCATCACCTCCTAGATCTAGATTTTCACCAAGTACTAAGGTTAACTGTCCGCGGTCAAAGTCGATGGCTTGGGTTTGATTACCCACGCTCATAAAATTCTTGACTGTTAAATTTTTAATTTTAATCATAGTTCGCTATAAATTTCCAATAACAGTTTTTTATTGTAGGTGTCGCTTTCAATTGCATTGATCTGATTCATAACAATTGTGTCAACACTTTCAAATTCTAAATCAATAGGAGTAACATTAGATTCAACTTCTACTTTTTCTGGAATCAGCATCAGCTCACGCAGATTATACTGCGGCATAAACTGTTCTTTAATAAAGTTTGCCTCTTCAAAAGTAATAGGCAGGTCAATAGTTACACGGCAATGCATCTTTTCACGAAGCAGCTTATCTGGAGTATCAATAATTTGACTTAGTTTATATGTTCTATAAACAGGTTGTCCAGGCCAAGTCTTAAACTCTGGAGTACCTCCCCAGTCTAATAACATCATACCACGTTCGTCATCACCCGCATCTGCATAGTTGTGAGGGAAAGCATTACCAATATACACAATCTTACCCTTTTGTTGACGCTTATGGAAGTGTCCTGAGAAGATATAGTCCTGATGTTGGAAGTGATCGCTTTGCAACTGTCCGTGATCGGGCATCTGCACCATAGCGTTCATATAGAAATGCGGAAGTTCTAAGTGCCCAAAGATATATTTGCTTTTGATCTTAGGAACTTTTTGCCATTCATCTGCTACTAACCACGGAAGGATAGTAACATCTCCGTTTGTAAAAATTTCTCTAATTGGAACAACATTAGGAAATAGGCGCATAAACTCTACAGAGTTAATTTCACGTTTGTCTTTGTAGAACAGATCGTGGTTGCCAAGTATAAAGTAAACTTTTTCAAACGAAGCACTAAGTCTTTCTAAGTTTGAAAGAGTATAATTCATAGTACTAACGTCTGTGCTGGCACGATTGTGATGCCAGTCACCTAAAAAGATACACGTCTCTGCACCTTCTTCTTTGGCTGTATCACAAAACCACTTAACAAATTCTTCGCAGTCAATGTTATGTGTTCTGCTACCGCTTTTAAGACCAAAATGAATATCTGTGAAACAAGCTGCTTTTTTAAATAGATTCATAGATTTATGTTACAGTATTTTTAATTAAAGGTCAATCCCAATCTTCGCCAGATGTGATTGTAACAGGTGCAGTATTAGCTCCACTGCTACCACTGTTCTGTCTGGTCCAGCTCGGATTCATACCATTCATTTCAAGAATATCATCTCGAATATTTTGATTACGCTTCTCGATATTGATGATGCGAACAAAACTGTTAGTAACAGCAGCGGTATAATAAGCAAACGGGTTATCGGATTTGCTTTCATCAAATTGTAAACCAATTTGGGTGAGCTGAAGTATCGCTTGACCACGCATTTCATCGTTGTAAGTATATCCACGGACATTTCCTCTAGTTGCATAACGCTCACATAATTTAATAAACATACGAGCTAAGTTATTAGTCATTTGTCCGTGATCTTTATCAAATTTACCTGTTTTAATTCCACCCTTCCAGTGACTTTTGCCTACACAGATCAATTCGTCATTGTCGTCAAACTTCCAGTGTTGATAAGGAGGAAAGTTTACTTTTTCGTGACTGTCGGCTGTATTCTTTAATGTCTTTTTACGACCGGGTGCTAGAGGAATATGATCAAATGTCATAACACGAAATACTAGATCGTGTTTGTCAATTTTCTTATAATCTATTTCGAATCCTTTTGCAGGAATTTTTTTACCCTGTTCTAGCATAGCTGCTTCGTGCGCTTGTTTTGCTAAACGTGCAGCCCTATTTCTTTTTGCTTCTGCTATAGTTCTAATGTTTATTTTTTCTAAGTTAGGAACAATTAAATCATATTCATGATATTCTTGTTTTGTATAAGAGCTATATGTAACTTTGCTTAAATGTATCTCTCTTAGTAGGTCCTTATTAGTTAGGTACTTAACTTTTGGTTGGTTCATTATCTAGATTTCTCCACAATTAGTAATATAATAGCACATTTTTTGTCGAATAAATAGACTATATGACAAGGAAATATGCTCAAAATGTCTTTATCTATTAATCCTCTTGCTCAATTGGTATCAAACATATCGCAGAGCGTTTCACAGGCTTCAAACGAAGCTGGCTCTGCAATGACTAGTTCTTTTTCTGAGCTATCGAAAATTGATTTAAACAGTAAAATTTCTTCCTTGTCGGGAGAAATTGGGTCAGGACTTAACGGGCTAACAGGAAATATTAAAAGTTTAGCAGGAAGTGCTTCCGGATCACTAGGTGGTATTTCTGGTTTAGGAAACATTTCGTCTGAAGTCCAGAGTAAGGTTGGAGGAGCAATTAATTCTTTGCAATCTGTAGCAGGTTCGACTAGTAACATAGCAGCAGACATCTCCGGGGGGTTAAACAAATTAGCTGGAGGTTCTGTTGGCGGCGGCCTAATGGCATTAGCAACAGGAATTAGTAAGACAGCTGGAATGCTCAACAATATACTTAGTCTAAAGCGAGGAGCAAACATTCCATCGGGAGCAGATGCATTTGTTAAACAAGGCACGGCTATAAAATTAAACACAAATCCTGGAAATGATTGGCGTGTAAGAATTAATTGCCAATGGAATACTTTTAATAGTCCGATGTTTGAACTTTTAAAAAATACAGGAGGAGTTGTTTGGCCTTATAATCCAAATATAACTGTATCAACAAAGGCAGAATACAATTCTCAAAGTATGATTCACAGTAACTACCAAGTACACTCTTACAAAAATAGTGTTGTGGATGATATTCAGATTAGTGGAGATTTTACCTGCGAAACAGAATCTGATGCAGCATATTGGATTGCAGCAACTACATTCTTTAAAACAGCAACTAAAATGTTCTTTGGTCAAGGAGCATACGCAGGAAATCCACCGTTGGTATGTAATTTATCTGGTTACGGTGCTAGTGTTTTTGATAACATTCCTGTAATTGTAAAATCTTTTTCGGTAGACTTAAAAGACGATGTAAACTACATTCACTGCGACAAGTGGAAAACAAATACGTGGGTTCCTGTTGTTAGCACTATAACAGTAACCGTTGCTCCTATATACAGCAGACAGCGTCTACGTCAATTCAGTTTACAAGATTACGCCAGTGGCGGAATGTCTATGAAGGCCAGTGGCGGTGGTGTAGGATATCTATAATATGGCAAAATATTCTAAAACAAGTCCTTGGTTAACTACTCCTCAGAATTCTTTATATATGGAATTGCTGAACATTCGACCTGTTCCAGCAGAAGCAGATGATTTTCGTTATATTATAGAAAATCAATATAAACACAGACCTGATTTGTTAGCATACGATGTATACGGCGATGCTAAGTTATGGTGGGTTTTCGTTCAAAGAAATATGAGCGTGTTAAAAGATCCAATTTACGATTTTACTCCTGGAACAACAATCTATCTTCCTAAAAAAACTAACTTAGAAAAATTCTTAGGAGTCTAAATATGGCATCTATTTTAGATTATCTTGGAAAAGCATTAGAAGTAAAAAAGCCCGACGGTACTCCTATTATTCCTAACCCTGTAAATTCTACTATTAACATAGGGTCAGTATCTAATATTACAAATTTAGTTGCAGGCGGTGCAACAAACTTTTTAAGAAACGGGCAATCATCAATACTTCCTGATACAAAAACTACAGCGGGTAGTGCAGTTCCTAATTTGCCAAATGTTAAACCAAACCCAATGGAACAATTTGCTTCTGTTAATGTGTTATGGACATTGGCTTGTTTAACTCCTGCACAATTTAATAACCCGTCGTCATATAGAAATTCACCAGCCGATTTAAAAAACATTGTATTTTCTTCAGCTGGAAGATTTGATGAACAACGTGTAAAAACATTTTATGGTACACCTGAATATTATGTTAATAATTTTCAAATGAAATGTATTATTGGTTCAACTGAAAAAACAGGAAACAGTAATGCTATTAAATTTGAATTTGACATCTACGAACCCTACAGTATGGGATTACTTTTACAAAGTATGCAGGTTGCCGCAGTAAACTCTGGCTATGCAAATTATCTAGACAATACTCCATATTTGTTAAAAATGGACATTCAAGGTTTTGACGAATTAGGAGTTTCAATCAAAGCTGTTAAATCGAAATATTTTACACTAAAATTGGTTTCTATGAAATTTAGTGTAAACGAGGGAGGAAGCAGCTATAAAGTAGAAGGTATTCCATACAACCATCAAGGTTTTTCAGACGCAATGAATACAACTTTCAAAGATATAAAAATCTTTGGAAAACAAAATGGTGTAGGTAATGTAGTTGAAGTACTAAGCACAGGAGATAAAAGTCTTGCAGCAGTATTAAATGATAATGAATATAGATTAAAAAAAGAACAGCAGATTAAGGAACAAGACGAATACCATATTGAGTTCCCTATACTTGCCAGCGACCTGTATTCGACCGCAGGCAATCCTCCTAAGACAAATCGAGCAACAGTTAATCCTGCAATGACTGAACAGCAAAGGATGTTAGCAGAACAAACAGCAGACTTTGAAGAAGCAGATAGTAAACCAGTTAATCCTATTGGGCTTGCTAGCTTAGGATTTGATCAAACTAGAGGCGGTAATCATATTTTTAAACGTGCTCAAGATCAGTATGATCCAAAGACTGGTGTTGTTAAACGAGATAATATGACCATTGATCCTAAGTTGAGAGCATTTCATTTTTCACAGGATCAAACTTTAACTTCAATTATAAATCAAATTGTGCTTAGTTCTAATTATGCATCAGATGCAATATCAAAAGCTAATCTAACCCCAGAAGGTTATATTAAATGGTTTAAACTAGATGTACAAATGAAATTGTTAAACTATGACGATTTAATTGGAGATTATGCAAAAAAAATAACATATAGAGTTGTTCCTTATTTCGTGCATCAATCTATATTTGCAAATCCGTCAGCAGCACCTGTTGGTTATGCTGAACTACAAAAGAGTGTATGTAAACATTATCAATATATCTACACAGGTCAGAACGTTGATATATTAAAATTTGACATAAACATTAACAATTTATTTTTTACAGGGGCAAATCCTTCTCCTGAAAGCAAGGCTGCAACAACAGCCAACCAAGACCAACAAGGGCCTGCTGAAAGAACTAACAGTTCTACAAAAAGCGGGCAAGGTCAAGATGCCAGCGCACAGGCAGCTCCAATGGGCAGAGCTAGGAAAAAAAGAGATCCTAAATTACTTGAAGGACTTAAAGGTGGTGCAGGATCTAAATCAACTGAACAGAATGTTGCTGAAAACTTTCAATATGCTTTCCTTTCTGGAAATAGTGCAGACTTAGTTACTGTTGATTTGGAAATCCTTGGCGATCCGTATTGGTTGGTTGACAGCGGTATGGGAGGATATTTTTCCGGAGCTCCCAGCGAAACTTCTCAGATTACAAACGATGGTACAATGAACTACGAAAGTGGAAACGTCTATGTATATCTAACATTTAGAACACCGTCTGATGTAAATGAAACCACAGGCTTATACGATTTTTCAATTGCAGGAAAAGAAAGTCCGTTCGGTGGTATATATCGTGTTAATATGGTAGAAAATTACTTTTCAGATGGATTTTGGAAACAGAAATTAAAATGTTTAAGAATGCCAGGACCACAGGGACCTGAGATTAATTCTGTAACAGGTGATACACCTGGACCAATTTCTAGAACAGATAACCAAGCTACTGAGATTAGTGATGCTGAGCCTAAAGATACATCAGTTGTTGACGATGCTGCATCATCGTCAAATTCAACAACAGATACAGCAACCGCTAATGGAAATACTGGACAATCTGGGCAAACTACACAAACCGTGACAACATCTAACAAAACAAAACCTGTTGCTGGTTACAGATATTATAGAGACCTAGGACAACAATAATGGCAGAATTACAAAGACCCTCAGCAGAAAATGAAGGACGTTCCGGTACTCTTGGTAACGGAATATATCTTGCGAGGGTTATTAGTCATTTAGATCCTACGTTTATGGGATCTTTAGAAGTTAATTTATTAAAAGACCAAGCAAATACCTCCGGCGAAGATGCCGAAACGTATATTGTAAAATATGCTCCGCCGTTCTTTGGCCATACACCTTTTGAGTTTATGGGTAAGAATGATGGCGCCAGTTCAACAATTGACGGATATAACGACACACAAAAATCTTATGGTATGTGGTTTGTGCCTCCAGACATTGGTGTTAACGTTTTAGTATTATTTTTAAACGGAGATCCTGCTCAAGGATTTTGGTTTGCCTGCGCACCTGGTAGATACATTAATAATATGGTTCCAGCTATTGCTGGATCAACTGAAAATTCTTTAGATGCTACAGATAAAGCACGATACGGTCCAATGAAATCCTTAGATGGTAAACCGTTGCCGTTGCCAGTTGCAGAAATTAACAAACGTCTAAATGCAGATAAAGACCAAGAAATTAATCCGGAAAAAATTAAAAAAGTTGTACATCCTATTGCCGATAGATTCTTAGAACAAGGTTTATTAGAAGACGATGTTAGAGGAGTTGTTAATTCGTCTCCACGAAGAGAAGCACCATCTATGGTATTTGGTATTTCAACACCAGGACCAGTTGATAGACGAACTAATGCTAAGAAAGCAAAAGTAGGAAAATCAGATAGTCAGTCGGACCCTGTACCAGTCAGTCGTTTAGGCGGAACACAAATTGTAATGGATGATGGAGATGATAGATATCATCGAGCAACAGCAGCAGCAGATGGTCCTGTAAAATATATTGACTTATTAAACGACAAAGAAAAATATGAACCGGAAGTTCCTTACGGAGAATATTTTAGAATTAGGACCAGAACTGGTCACCAGTTGTTAATGCATAATTCTGAAGATATCATTTATATTGCTAATGCAAGAGGAACAGCTTGGATTGAAATGACCAGTAATGGTAAAATTGATATCTATGCCCAAGACAGCATCAGCATTCATACACAAAATGATTTAAATCTACGTGCTGATAGAGATATCAATTTTGAGTGTGGCCGCAATATGAACTTTAGAACAGAGACAGGAAAGTGGCACGCTGAAATAGGCTCAGATATGGAGTTTTTAATTAATAAGGATGCAAAACTGACCGTAGGATCTAATCTAGATATTCTTATTGGTGCTGCAACAAAATTTTCTACAAACACTAACTTTGATATTGCTGCCGGTGGTGAACTTAGAGTTAGTTCTACCGGAGATTTAAGCATAGGTTCTGGAGCACAAATTATAGAAACGGCTCCAACAATCCACTTAAACGATACAACTAATGCAACACCTGCAGAAGTTGCAGATTTTGTTAAACCATACGACCTAAGAGATAACCCTGCAACAAGTACAACATCTAGTTGGGAAACTAAAAAGTATCAAGCTGGGGTTGTTCAGAGCTTTATGAAACGCATACCGATGCACGAACCTTGGGCCTTGCACGAGAATCAAGCACCAGAACAATTGACTCCAGATAAAACAGATAGGGATGCAGACTAATTATGGGAACAAAAATTTATAATCAAAAAACAGTTGCAACATCAAATGCACAAGTTACTACTAATTACGGAACTTTTACCTATAGGGGATTTAGTTCTTCAAACGGAGCAAAAAATTATAAACTTTATGACATTGATCTAGTTAAACAAGATCTAATAAATCATTTTTATATCCGCAAAGGAGAAAAATTAGAAAACCCAGAGTTTGGTACAGTCATCTGGGATATGTTATTTGAGCAGTTCACTGAAGAAGTTAAAAAAATTATTGCAAAAGACGTCGAAGATATTATCAATTACGATCCTAGAATAGCAGTTAATGAGATTCAAATCGATACTACAGATCAAGGAATAAGAATTCAAGCAGATATCGTTTACGTTCCATTTAATATTAGTGAGCGTATGACGTTTAATTTTGATAAAAACAATTCTATCATAGTATAAAATACCCACATAATTTTTATGGTAAATATTGGTATAGGGATAGGAAATGACTACTACAAGCAGACAAAATAATTTAATTCTAAACCAAGACTGGACTAGAATATATCAGACATTTAAAAATGCGGATTTCAAATCTTACGACTTTGAAAATCTACGCCGCGTTATCATCACGTATCTGCGTGAAAACTACCCAGAAGATTTTAACGATTATATCGAATCTAGCGAATATATGGCGCTTATTGACGCTATTGCATTCTTA